TGTCTACGAATTTCTGCTAATGCATCTTGTGTAACATTTTGTTGATAAGGATCCATGAAGGCTTGTGCGGCACCGGGTTGAAACATTTGACCGGCTTGTGTTGCAATATTTTGTGCTTGCCCTGTGGCTGCTTCAGCGGCCTGAAGATACGGCATATAACCACCAATACCCTGTTGTGCTAAAGTAAAGGCTTGTTGTTGTGCAGGACTGAATCCTGCAACCTGTTGTGCAATTACAGGTAGGGGTGTTTCTACTAAACCTTGTTGTCCATTTACTCCAAATAAAGTGTTTAATAATTCTTGTTGTCTCTGCTGAACATATTCAGGAGGCATCTGATATTGATATGATTTTACTACTTCCGCCATTATGCTACTGCCTCTAATTGATCCATTGTTTCATACATTTTTTGTGCGCCTAATCTCCTAGCTTCATAATCATCTCTAGCACCGGCTGCGTAACCTGCGCCTTTGACTGCGTTTGCATTCATGACGAACTCGCCGTCACTTAACATAGCGGGGATTGAATCAGAGGTCTCGGTCCCCGGACCCTCTATCGCACCAATACCGTTCTCTCTTGGGAACTCGGGTGTACCGCCCATAGCGGCATAGTATGGAATAGTACCATAATCATAAACTAATTCACCTCTTTTTTGTGGAGCACCGGGATAAAATATTTCAGGTCGTGAATAAGCATATGGACCACTACCACCTAAAGTTTCTGTTGTTTGAACATAAGAAGGCTCTTCAATCTGTTCATCTTTTTCCTCTGGCATCAATTGACCAAGTGTGATTGTTCCTAAGGCACCTAATCCTGCTTTTTTTAAGAAACTCATTTTACCATCTTCACCTAATCCCGCTCCAAACTTTCCACCCGCACCTATAATACCTTCTGTACCTGCGGGACCTTGGGCACTAGCGGCCTGTCCTAAAAATAATTCTTTTAAACCCGGAGCAACTGTTTTACCGCCACCGGTTAACATACTCATAATGCCGTCGCCACCGACACTTCCAAAACCACCACCAAAACCTTTTAAACCCGGACTCATGATACCGGATAATCCACCTGAGATAGCACCACTTGTGCCACCGCCAAGATATCCTGCTCCTGCTGCTAGTAAGGGATTACCTGTTGCTAAACCTACAATCGTTCCTAAGTATTTTTCGGTATCGCCGGGTAAAATATCTCCTACAAGCTTTTGAGCGCCTTTAATTAACTTCTTCAGCATTTAGTATATTTATAATCAAAAATGTGATATAAAACAATTAGAATATATGAGATTATTTACTGCTATTCCTTGCTTCGGGGGCAAGATAGAGTCCCGTACTACAGAAGCTTTAATACGACTACATCATTATTGTATTGATCAAAGTATTTCCATTAACCACAATTTCTTAAACAATTCAGCCATTATTACTGAGGCTAGAAACGAGCTTGTTGCCATGTTTTTAGATAGTGATTCTACTCATTTCTTATTTATTGATGCTGATATTGAGTTCCCTCTAAGTGCTTTTAAACGTGCGGTAAGAGCAGATAAGGATGTCTTTTGTGTACCTTACCCTAGTAAGAAATTTCACTGGAAATACTATAAGCCTGAGAAGGGGGAGAGTTCTGCTTACTGGTTTCAGATGATGTTTGATACAACCAAAGAGTTCTCTTTAAATGATGGTGTAATGGAAATCGACCGTGCGCCTACAGGCTTTATGATGATTAAACGACAAGTCTTTGAAATTATGCAAAAGAAGATGCCGGAGCTAAAATATAAAATGATGAGAAGTATGAATGGCGAATTAAAAGAAAGAGAATTGTGGGGATTCTTTGATTTGGGTAAAACACCAGAAGGAGGTCGAGTCGGTGAAGACTATGCTTTTTGTGACCGTTGGAAAGCTTGCGGTGGGCGGATTTTCGCTAGTGTGCTTGACAAGATGGCTCACATAGGCAATCATAGCTATGAAGGAGCTGCGATCGATAAATTTGATGTCGAAAGAAAAGAAAAAAATTAAATGCGAATTGGTCCGTGTTGCGTGGCTCGATGCCTATGAAGAACCGTCCGGTTGGCATGAACCGAATATTCTCAATACCATTAAATGTTCCGACTGTTTTAGTTACGGTCTAATGTATAAAAGAAAGAATGATATTATTTTATTTGCTGACGCGGCAAAAGATATTTCTCATGAGATAGGAAGAATTACCGTTATTCCTAAAGCATGGATCAAAGATATAAAATACTTCGGTGTCTACGAAGAAGTTATTCTGTCTTATTAACAGCACCTAAATTTGCTAATCGTGGTGCAAAGATTGTAACATCTCGCTTAATATCAGCATCGGTAGTATCGGTGTTAGGATCAGCAACGTCAGCAGAACAATGATCTTCTGACTCGTAAGTTGTACCAGTTCGTATATTCGTAATAACAGTTTCTGTCTTACAGCTATAGATAGGCACTTGTTCACCGTTGATCTCCTTGTATCCTAGAATTTTTGGTTCATCGACTATTTTATGCATCTTAACCTTTATTTGTACTATTGTTGCGCTTTAATTTCAAGCAAAGAACAAGAGAAGTTAACCTCTCCATTATTGTTTGCTTTGATGATTAATTGATCCCCTGATTCAAAGACATAGATACCATTTTGTAGTAAATTTAAAGCTACTCCGGCGGTTACTTCTGCCTGAAAACTAATCGTATTGGTAGCACTAGAATCCACATGATAGATGGTTACCAACGTTTTAGCGTGAGTAATCAAATCATGCACCGCATATAGGGTCTTGGCTACATAGGTTGTTGCAGGAACAGGGGGTGTTGCTGCCACATCAGCTTGAGGAACTGTAAAGATAGTCGTGTTCGCTGTAGTTACAGCACCCGTGAAATTTTTAAATACGTCTGCCATTTAATCTCCTGCGGCACTAAAGTACCATGCTCTTCTCGTCTGTTCATCCGAATTATCTTGCTGATAACTAGAGTTAAGCTGTAGCACAATTTGTTCTAATTGTCGAATAAGCTCAGCAAAAGCACGAGCATCATATTGTTCAGGTGGATCAGGAAATCTCGTTTGAGGTATTTTAGCCATTAACGACCACCATCAGGATAGACATCCATTATAAAAGTACCCATTTTAAAGTTACCTCCTGCGGTATTACTTGTAATTTTAAAATTAGCTTGTCGACCACGACCTCTCATATCTTTTTTTGTATCGGTGGTGGCCACCGTTAAGGCTGTTTGACTAACAACATTACCATAAGGATAGTTTTTAAAACTCCAAGTCACATCCACATCACCTGATTGATCTCTAAAGTCAGGAACAAATTTTGCGATACGCATTAACTGTTCACCTCCTTCATCAATATTAAAATCACCTGATTGTATAAAAGACTGCATTACAGAACCATCAGCATCAACACCAAATTCTTGACGAAAGTAATTAGATGCACCATTAGATAAACCAATGACAGTGGGTGTTGTATTAACCGTTGTATCTGTTAAATATTCAGTAGCTAAAGGATTTTGAAATACACCACGGTCTACCCATGTTGTTCTATTCATTGATCCAATCGACCAAGATTGTTCTAAATAATTATAAACCACACAGCGATTAACTTGTGGTGAAGGATCGTTGTTAGGGTTAGTTACATAAAACCAAATAATTTCTGCAAACTCGGTATTCACTCCTGCAAAGATTTGATCGGTTTGTGTTAAATCTAAACTTTCAAAAACAAAATCATCAACAGTGCAAGGTATTTTTTTAACAGTACCATCAAAAGCAAAGAATGCATTCTGGCCCATCCAATAGGCTACGTCTCGCACGACCACAGCAGCGTGTTGTCCTAAGAGTCCACAGTTACGACCTAATTGATTGAGTCCAAAAGTAAAAGGGGGACCAATAAACTGTAGTCCGTGAAGGGAGGTATCTGTCCAAACTAATATTTGACCACGAGCTTTATCAGCACCAATAATAGTAGAACCGTCTTGTACTCGTAAGGAACCAGCAGTATTTTCTGCTCTCGGCTCATAAGTATTAATATCTTCTTGAGAAGAAAAACGTAATAAAAGAGGATCTTGAGAAGAACCTAAACCAATAGTTTTTTCTGTACCAAATAAAATTAAATGTCGATCAGGAGTGGAGACTAAAGAAAACTTAGAAGTAGTGGGTGCACTAGCAACTAAACTGGCTCTACCCGATAGTCCGTCCGTGGTCGGTGACCATTGATACGTCGAACCATTCAAAACAGTTGCAATTAAAAGTTCACCGAAGTTATCTAAGGACCAGTCACGACCATCAAGGGTAACGGATGATGTCGAACGAGCCGTGCCCCATGTTTCGGTATTCCAAGTAGACGTACCCCAACCATAACCAAAAGTAGAAAAAGCAGGACCAACATTAATATCAAAAACAGCAGTTGCTGTTCCTGTTGTAGTTGAACCAGTGCTCTCAACACTATCTTGTTCAATAACAAAGGCATTGATATTTGTTACAGACTTAACTTCAAAACTACGATCAAAATCAGTTGCTGTAAAACTGGTACCGGATAAGCTAGTTGTTCCTGAAAAAGTAACAATGTCTCCTTGGTTTGCTCCATGACCATTAATATTAACGGTTACATTAGCAGAGCCACTGCTTGTTGTGAAAATACTTGTAACAGCGGTGTTTGTCTGTCTTATGGGAGTTATGTCGTAAAGAATATCGTTTGCATAAACGTATAACTTTTTGTCAGTGCCAATAGCTGCAAGCCTAGTTCCATCCAAAGAAACCCAGTGATGAGCATCACGAGCCACACCAATTAAACGACTGTCGGTTGTTTTTTCCCAGCCACCTATCTTCTCAGGTAAGCCATAACGAAAGCGAATATTGTCACCGTCCGTAAAACCACCAGACGCACCTAAATCACTGGTCTGTTTTTGGATCCCCGGTTTGAGTTGTATCTTTGTTAATGTCATTTGCTAAACTAAATATGGATCCAACGTGACCATTAAAATGCATGTTTCCATGATGTTGTAAAGGCGACGCGACATCCGCCCATATCTTACCACCGATTTTAGACCATAGTCTAGAAAAATAATAGTCTTCACTGAGGTATCGATCGTCTTTGTCCCAAGGTAGCTTACCCACTCCAAAGAAATCATAGCAATTATTAGATGCATAACGACCACCGTTAATAATTTGATCTGTTTTATACTGACGTTCGGGGTATGCTTTTTTCATCTTTTTGAAGACATCTCGTTTGATTAACATCATGCCTGTAGCGGCTTCTAAAACTTCACAAAAACCGTTTTTTAGTTCTATACCTTGTGGGTTTTCAAAATTTAAATTATATCCCAAAGCTTTATAAGAAACTTCATCCTCTGTAATTTCAGGGTTTTTCTTTACTGCCTTAATCACTTGATCCCAGTGAATACATTTTCTTGGATAAATACCACAAGCAATATCTTTATCCGCTCTGATCAATCTTTCTATGTTTTCAGCCTTGAAACCAATATCGGCATCTATGAATAATAAATGTGTTCCCACAAAATTAGTATCGTCTAAAAACATGGATACAATGGTATTTCGAGCACGAGTGATTAAAGACTCATTACCCATCGTTTGTAGTTTCATTTCAACACCTTGGGTCAACATCCATTGTTGTGTATGAATTATTCCATGTAAAGTAGTCTCACTGAGCATTCCACCATACATGGGCATGCCTAAATAAATTCTAATATTATGATCTTTCAGATCGCCTTCTAACATATTTTACTCCATGTCTCAGGGCTTGGTAGACAGTGTTCTGACTTGATCCCTGATTTCATCGTTAATAAAACATCAGCAGAAATACTGATGCGTGGTCTTTCTTTTTGATTTTCTTCTGTGTAATGTAATAAATTACTTGGAAAAATAATCAATCCTCCTGTTTCTGAGGGATATTTAACAGAAGCAAAGTTAATCTCACTCCACTTTGTAAAATAATTATTATTAGCAGGAATATACATTCCTGTTTTTTGCCACATATCTTCTTCAAAAGTTATGTTTCCTTGCTCTTCTGCTTCGACATAATAAACTAAACTGTAGTGACTTGCTGTATGTTTATGACTGGCTATGTGTTGTCCCTTTGTAGAAAAGGTAGCCCAAGCTTTAATAATATGAACATCAAAAACACTTAGATCATAATGATGTTCTGTTAAAAATAAGATTATTTTTTTTCTAATCTGACTAAATAATTTTTCAAAACGTTTATCAGTATGAAGATTATCTGTAATTTCCTGTAAGGGTGTATCTGATTTTATATCAGTTGTTTTAGCGAATTGTGAGTTAGTTGGTTTTACCTCTTGATTAATTAATTCTTTAATATCTTTGTTAATCGTTTCGTAGTTATCTATCTTAGTAATAAATATAGGGTTGCCAAACCATTTCTTAATTTCGTACTGCATTATTTCTCCTTCTTTAATTTATACGTAAAAATCTGTATTTAATTTCTCCTGTGCCTCCGTTACCACCACCTGTTTGTCCTTGTGCTCCACCACCCCCGGCTCCTGATCCACGAGTACCATTACCACCTGAAGAGGAACTTGGAACACCTCCTGCTCCCCCAGCAATATTTCCAGCATAGGAAGCTCCACCAACACCACCTGTTATTTGGCAGTTATCACCACCACAGTTTCCGGGATTGGTTCCCGCTACACCATTGCCTGATTGATTAAATGTACCCACAGGTCCTTGATTCAAGGTTGTGGCTGTGCCAAACGTGACTGTTGCACCATTGGCTTCTCGAAACGTACCTGAAGTTAAAGGAGTAGCACTTACCGTTCCCGTACCCGCTATAGACGGACTATTACTACGTAAAGGTCCTTGAACACCTCCTCCTGTTCCCGAACCTCCTTCGCCTCCTGTTAAGGTAAAAATTGTTCCTGTCGTACTTCCCGATAAGATTGTATTTCCACCATCTCCTGCAGTAGAATTATAAGGACTACCAGTAGTTCCTGTTCCTCCTGCTCCTATCGTTAAGGTTAAGGTTTCTCCTTCGGTTACAGAATAAACTTGATCCGAAACATATCCACCCGAAGCACCACCTGCTCCCGCAGACTCACCTCCTGCTTTATCATACTCAGCACCTACCACACCTCCTGAACCACCACCAACAGCGGCTTGCACGTGAATGGCATTGGCTCCTGTGGGTACTACAACTGTTGTGGTTGATGTTTCTGTGGTAAAAGCAGTAGCGACAAAGGCTGTATAAAATTGTTTCCACGATCCACCGACCTTGATCCATGCTTCTTGGATCTCTTTCCACGAACCGCTTTGTTTATAAAATGCTTCGTTGACTTGCTTCCAAGCACCAGAAACTTTGAGATACCATTCGCTCGCCATTATGCATCATGGATAAGGTAAAAATCTCCATTATCACCTACACCACTACTAGGAGCTGAAGTGCTCGTTGTTGTAATTAAATTTCTAACAGAGATATTCCCTACCGTTCCATCGGTGTAAACTAATTCATTGGTGGATACAAAATTGTCAGCGTTGACATTTCCTGAAAAGGTTGCAGTTGTACCATTAATCGTTCCTGTAACATTGACATTCGCTGCCGCATTAACATCCGCCGTCACATTCGCTGTGCCTGTGACTGCTATATTACCTGTGATGGCAGCATTGCCTGTAATATTAGCATTGATAGAAGCATTGACATTTCCTGTAACAGTTAAATCTTGTGTCGAGATCGCACCAAAGTTTGATAAAATTCTTGAGACATTAAAATTAGGACTACCATCGCAGTAAACCACATCGTAAGCTCCTTGAGTAATAGCCACACCATTAGCACTGTGACCTGTAGCTGCAACAGTTAAAGAAAAAGAACCTGAAGTATTATTGTAGACAATATAATTGTTTTCTTTAGCAGGGATAAAGACTGTAATATTTCCTGTCAGAGTACCATTTAAGTCTAAAACTTTATTAGAAGATTCTGCGGTCGCTGAAGCATTTGCTGTTGTTAAGGTGACGTCAGCCGATCCTCCGACATTCTTGGATAAAAAACCACCTGCAAAAGCGTCAAGAACCTCGAGGTTATTATTGGTCTTATCGCCCCAAGTACCTGCGTTTTCGCCTGTTCCTTGAAGTTCGAGTTTGAGTCTATCTGAATATGTTGATGCCATACTATATTAATATCCTATCTTGCTGTGACAGGCAACCCTCCTGATGTAACGAATGGATTCTCTGCGAAGGCCATGTAAATCATTGTGCCACCATTTACACCAACACCTGAACTTCTTATTTTAATTCCATTACTTAAAAAATCTATAGGTTGGCTATAGGTATTTTCTGCATTTGGTAAATTTGCATTTAAATTATTTGAAATTACATTGTATGTATCTCTAGCACTGTCAAACATATACCAATCATATCCAACACCACCAGTAGTAGAATTTTTACACATGAAAAAAGCAGGTCTAAACCCAGTATAGACGAATGTTCCGTCAGTATTTGCATTCCCTATATAGCTACCGAACTTGCCATATCCTTCTACGTTATTAAAACAATACATTATATAATTATTTCCATTAGTATTTACTTCCGACCTAGTACCAATAGACACTGTTGTTGATGTAGGAGCAATATCATTCCACCAACCTGCACCATTAACACCACCATAAGCATCATATAAATTTAATCTTAACGCATTAGTAAAACCTAAAGTGTTTGTCATTTGAACACCCCAATCTGCACTTGATGACCTATTCTTTACGATAACCATATCTGGAACAACACCGAGTCCATGACCAACAGTAGCATTACTTCCTGTTCCTGTATAAGTGACTATAGAAAATCCTGCAGTGGTATTAGCTTGAACTGTTGAGGTAATACTTCCGTCTGTGTTCGATGAAGTCGTGCCACCATTGGCTTTCCATGCCCATAAAACCAAAGGTTGAGAACTTCCATTAATTCCTGCAGTTGAACCTACTTCTACTGTATTAGTTCCAACACCTCTTACTCCTGCACCAGTTGTGAGATCAGCTTCAGCCGAGTTTGCATTAGAGTAAAGTCTTTTTGATGAAGCGACTGTTGCACCTCTACTTGTATCCCATAATTGATGCCAATTAGCTGCTAGATTTCTTTCTTTAAACCACATAAAATCTGCTTGTAAATCAGAATTTCCGTTAAAAGTTAATGTCTGTGTACTACCATTTCCGTCAAAAGTTAATGTTTGGAAATAAACACTCCCATCATCAATCGTAGGAGATAATGCAGTTGCTAAATTAGCTGAGTTTAAAGATAAAAATCCTGTTGGGGGTGCGTAGTAGAAGTCACCATAGCCATTTCCGTCTGCGTTTCCTTGTGCAGTTTCTGTTCCTGCAAAACTTCCGTCTTGTCCAAAGTTTGGAATCATTATATTTCCACCAATACTAGTGTCAGAACGTATTTGAAAGAATGGTACATATTCTGATGCAGTTAAATCAATGCCAGAAATACTTTCATTAGTTCCTGCACTAGGATCACCAGTAGCACTACCTGAATTATTATAATATGTGCCATTGATACCAAACCAAATTTTGCCATTATCAAAATCTACTGCAATATTAATAATATTGCCACTACTCGCAGTTGGTGATGTACCATTATATGTTCCATCTTTGTAATATAGACTTGCCCAAGATAAAAAAGCATAATTATTAAATAAACTTGACACTGGATCACCACTTACTCCTTTACCATTTAAAACAACAGTTTGTGATGCTTCATTACCTATCCATCCAGCCACGCATCTGAAGGTTGCTTCGGTATTACTCATACGCACTTCGTGATACCACTTACCACTTTTGACACCAAAAGTGCCAATAGTACCATCCCAATTTCCAGTTCTTGAAGTAGTTAATTTTAAATTACCTTCTGATAATGAAGTATTTGCCATTGGTAAAATCGTAGCAAAAACATTACTTGGTGCATCTGTCGTCTGACGACCACTACCTGACTTGGTAAAATTGTTTCCATTCCCGGAGCTATCGGCTCCCAAATCACCACTGTTAGAAAACTTTAAATAAAAACCATTAGTGCCGTACGATCCTGAATATCCTTTAGGTTTCCATATACCTGTGGAATCAGTCTGACCAAAGTCGGTAGGGGATAATGCTTGTCCGTCTATGTTATAGATATCGGAGAAATATCCTTCGAAATAATTACTACTATCTAGTCCACCTATCTCATTTTGATTAGTGGAATTCCATAGACACGCTGTAGAATTTAAAGTAGGAGTGCTTGAAAAAGTTATATCTACTTGAGATCCATTAACATATACTTTCATTCTATCGGAACCTGTAGCTTCTGTTGTATCTAAAACTGTTACAATGTGATACCAAGCTGAAGTATCCCTAAAAACTTGATTTGTAGAAGTATTACCCTTACCAGTAGTTCCTCCTGTATCAAAATAAAGTTTATTATCTGGATAAAAACTAACGTAAAATCTATTTTGTGATGTACCGTCGTAGGCATGAAACAGACTTTGTAAAGTATCTAACCCTGATCTTTTTAACCAAAAACTTAATGTAAATCTTTTATTATCTGTTGGGCCACTACTTGGCGTTCTTGCTAATTTTGTACTAGCCATTACACAAAACTCATTGACTCAAAGATGCCAACTTGGATCGTGATCGAAAATGCACGATCGGCTGTTTGACTCTCTTGGTCAGTGCCTCGTAAAGTAAAGTTATATGTTGTTTCATTCGTGATTGAGCTACTCTCCGTACCAGCAATATACACTGTGTTCTGAGTGCTTCCAAGACTTAAACCTGTGGGTAGACTTCCTGATACCTGACTAAAGTCCACTGCAGAGTCAGAACTGGCTGTGACCGCTACGTTAATTGATGCTCCTTTATCAAACGTACCTAAGGTTCCTGAAGCCGTGACAAAAGTAACACCGTCAGAGACAGTGAGATCAGCAGCTGTGGATCGAACCGCTAGACCATTGGGATTTTCAATTCTGATAAAATAGTTTGCGTTTGTTGCTAAAGTAACATTGATTGTTAAAGAAGTAGAACTATTAAAAGTAATACTATTTGGTGTGAAAACATCACCATCGCTTGCAATGATTTCTATAATAGGCATGTTGGTAAAATTTGATCCTGTAATGGTAATATCGGTTGCTGTACTTGGCTCGATTGTGTCAGGGGAAATCGAAGTATAAACAGGAGCCGAAGCGGTTGTTAAAACATTACCTGATAATCGGTTATCATCTAAAGTTCCTGTGGTAATATTACTCGCATTTAATCCTGTCAGGCCATTGCCATCCAAGGTCCCTGTTACGTTGACCGTGCTACCTGCATTACCGAGAGTGAGGGTAGAACTGGATTGAGGTAGAATAGTATCGACTTGAATTTCACTAGCCATGATTATCTCGCTGTTCCTGCTAAACCATTAGATCCGACTAAAGGAAACTCGGCAAAGGCCATGTAGATTATTGTTTCACCACTTGCGTTTTGACCACCATCACTTGTTCTTAATTTAAATCCATTACTTAAAATATCTAAAGAATCAAAACTACCTTCAGCAAGAGAATCATTTGCTCTTAAATATAAATCAGTTGGATTTCTTGTATCTCTAGTTGTATCCCACATCCACCATATAGCACCTGCCGTACTTCTGCTTGTATTTTTATACATAATAAAAGAAGGTCTAAACCCAGTATAGACGAATGGTCCGTCATTGCTTCCATTACCTGTGTAAGAACCAAACTTACTATATCCTTTTACTTCTGCGAAACAGTAGGCGATTGTTGCTTGACCACTTAAATTATTATTATATCCACCACCAATAACACCAAAGACTGTTGAATTAGGTGTAGATGTTCCCCAATAATTAGAAATTGTAGCAGTAGACGCAGTTTCGTTAAGTTGTACTGTTTTATCTTTACCTAAGTCTTTATTGTAAATTTGCCAAGCACTTGCACTATCTCTTGATTTGGTAATGACCATAGCAACAGTGCTACCTAACCCATGTCCGACTGTACCTGCAGTTCCTGTTCCCGTGTAAGTGACAACACTAAAACCAGAAGTTGTGTTAGCTTGAACAGTCGAAGTTATAGATCCATCGGAATTAGACGAAGTAGTTCCACCATTGGCTTTCCAATGCCACGAAGCATAAGTAGTTCCTGATTGACCTGAATTGTCTTTATTCCCTGTGGTAAACCCATCACTATCAAAACTATTTAAACCTTCTGTTTCTGTACTTTCAGATGCATTTGAATTTGTTACTAATGGTTTTTGAACACCCCTAGAACTATCATATAAAGTATGTGAATGAGGTTGTGACCTTGCTTTAGTCCATACCCAATCAGGTTGAAATCCAACACCTGTTATTGATTGACCACCACTTCCTATTGCAGTTCCATCACCTGTATATAAAACAGTATTAAAAAAATCTCTTGGTTGAAAACTAATATATGCCATTATCCATAACTCGCTATATTTTTAGTACACAATGCATAATACCCTGTTGGAGGAGCATATTCAAATATTCCGATACCTGCATCATCTGCGTTACCTGATGATACAGCAGTTGTTCCGAAATAGCCATTGCCGAAGTTAATATCTAAAACATAAGATGTTGAACCACTACCATTGACAGTTCCAACAACATAATTATCACCTGTTTTAACTGTAAAACTATGTGCGGTTGCATTTGAAAAATCTGCTTGGTCAAATCCCCCACCTAATCCGTCATTCCAAAGACCATTTTTTCCTACATAAAAATTTCCATTGTCTATATCAAATGCAATCATAAGAATATCACCATTTGATACACCGCCACCTAAACTTCCTTGTAAACTTCCATTTAGATATAGATTTGGAATACTTCCATAGACTCCTGCTGTGTTTGATGCAGTGAAAAGATTGGAAGAAGCAGGGTGTAAATTTTGTGGAACAACACCCAACCAAGCAGAAACTCCTGTTACTTCACATTCAAAATACCATTGACCACTTGATACTCCTAAAGTTGTATTAGATGAAAGTCCACTTGCTGGTTGTGATAGTGTTGTATTTCCCAGACTTAATGTTGGAGGAACTGATGTACTTTTATCAAGAGCATTCCAAGTAGGAAAAACATTAGTCGGTGTGTCTTTAGTTTGGGTTAAGGTTCCACCGCCCACGGACCAAGTGTTACCATTGCCTGAACTGTCGGTTCCCATTGCTCCTGAGTTTTCCATTTTTAAAAAGAATCCGTTAGTACCATAGGTCACTGAAGGAGCTGTTTTAGGTATCCAAATTCCTGTGGTGGAATCTGTTTGTCCAAAATCAGAAGCAGCGTATTGAGTGCCATCGGTGAAATGTACATGAGCCATATATCCATCATAATAAGCAGAACCACTATATGCTTGACGACCTATTCCATGACCAACTGTATTATTATAAGCATAAGAACCTGACAATGAAGAACGATTATCAGTAGAAAAATCAGTAACTAAAGAACCATTTATATAAAGTTTTGCTCTATCTGATGCTGTTCCTTGTGTTGTATCAAAAGCAAATACAATATGATACCAAGCAGAAACGTCTCTAATTCTTTGAGAGGTTAGAAAAAAAGTTGTTGCATCTGTTCCAAAAATTATTTGGTCATTGTTTGTAATAGTTAATCTAATATCATCTGCAGCACTACTTCCCGCATTCCAAAGTGTTTGATAACTACCTGTGCTAATAGCTGACCTCTTAATCCAAGCACTCCAAGTCCAAGTTGTTCTATTACTTGCACTGCCGGGTGTTCTTGTTAAATATGTACTTGCCATTAGTTAAATTGTCCTCCGTTCAGTATACCTGTAGATATGGTGATTGAAAAGGCTCGATCGGAAGTCTGGCTTTCTGCATCGGTTGCTCGGAGTGTAAAGTTATAGGCTGTATCGGAAGTATCACTTCCTGATTCCGTACCTGAAATAGTGGCGGTATTCGATACAGTAGATCCTAAGGTTAAGCCTGTGGGTAGACTTCCTGAAACTAAAGTGATGTTGACGGCTGAGTCGGATGTTGCGGAAACATCGACACTAATCGCAGATCCTTGATCAAAGGTTCCCAAACTACCCGCAGCCGTAGTAAAACTAGGTGCTTGAGATACTGTTAAATCGGCATTCGTTGATCGTACCGACTGACCGTTATTGTTTTCAATTCTAATAAAATAATCCGTTTCTGTGGTGACATTAACGTTCGCTGTTAGTGATGTTGAACTATTAAAGGTTACTTTGTCGGCTCGAAGAATAGCTCCTGTTCCAGAAATCAATTCGACAACAGGAACGGATACAAAGTTTGTTCCAGTAATGGTTAGATCGGATGCTGTGCTAGGTTCGATCGTTGTTGGACTGACTGAAGTGTAGGTGGGAAAATCGGTGGTGAGAACCACTTGTCCTGATAGTCGAGCATTAGCCAGAGTACCAGAGGAAATATTATCAGCGTTTAATCCTGTGAGTCCACTACCATCTAAGGTTCCTGTCACGTTAATCGTGCTTCCTGCATTACCTAAGTTAAGGGTTGTTCCACTTTGAGGTAAAATAGTATCTGCTTTAATTCTACTGGTCATCGTGCAGTCACTGGCCTTCCCGTGCTATCGACAAATGGATGTTCAGCAAATGCCATGTAGATATATGTGCCACCTGATGCGTTCCAGTCTGCTGATGTAGTTCTTGTTTTAAAACCATTAGATGTAAAATCATGCATTATAATTGATGAACTTTCTGCTGCATTTGAATTAGGGTCTAATCTTGCATCAGTTGGATTAAATGTGTTTCTTGTTGCATCATCAATATGCCAATCACCAGTGGTATCTGTTCTTTTAATTAAAACAAAAGAAGGTCTAAACCCTGTATAGACGAATGTTCCGTCTGTACTTCCATTCCCTTTGTACTTGCCAAACTTGCTATATCCTTCTATTTCTGCAAAAACATAAGACACAAAGTTATCACCAGAACTATTAAATTCAGTATTGTTAGTAAGATTTGGTAATGTAATAGTTGTTGAACTAAAAGTACAAGGAAGATTGCCATCATCCCCACCAGTGTCAAATTGCATTCTATCAAAAATTGTACTTCCAAATATCTGCCAAGTCACTGCTTGGTCTCTATTTTTGTGAATCATAATCTTTGGAGTTATCCCTAGACCATGACCTAATGACTGACTTGGTGTTCCATTACCAGTCCAAGTTAAAATTGAGAAACCACTAGTTTGAGATACTTGAACTGTTGTAGTAATATCTCCGTCTGTGTTCGATGAAGTCGAACCACCATTGACTAACCAGTTCCAAGTTACATAAGTTCTACTATTAAAATAAAATTCACCACTATTAATAGAACCTTCAACAACTGTCATTCCACCATTTCTAGCACTTACAGTTGTATCTATTAAATTACCAGATGCAGTTGTTTCACTAACATTCCTATTACTACTTAACATTTTTGTTTCATTATATCCTCTTGATGAGTCAAAAAGAAAATGTGCTTCAATATTATTTCTATTTTTTCTCCAAGAAAAATCAGGTTGGAAACTTAGGTTACCAAGATTATAAGTACCATTTGATGATGATGCAGTGTCTAAATAAGTATCAAAATACTGACTCCCATCACCAATCGTAGGAGATAAGACACTCGCTAAGTTCTTGGTACAGAGTGCGAGATAGCCACTAGGGGGTGCGTATTCAAAGTTTCCATATCCATTGTCGTCAGTATTACCGGATGTGATTGCGAATGAGGGATTGCCAAAGTTTACTTCAGTTATACCTATCCCAGTTGTTGTATTATCCCAAACTACAAAATTCCAAGTTTTTGATGTGTCAATTCCTGTAAACGCATCACCTTGAGAAACTCCATTTAAATAAAATGTTATTGTTCCATTATCGGCATCATATAATAAACTCACTATATCATTTGATGAAATAGCAGTACCATAAGCAGTGCTAGTTCCACCACTACCTTCATAAGGTATTTTATCTCCATTCTTTTTATAAAAATAACCATACAAACTTAATGAATTTGCTCCTTGATTCCAAGTATCTAATTCTATTATTCCAAAATTTTGAAAACCACTAACATCAGTTGGTTTCATTTCACAATACCATTTACCTGTAGTCATACTAAAGGTTGATACTCCACTGTTATCTATTGTTTCACTAGAAGCACCATTAATTTTTAAATTACCTTCGCTTAATGTATAAGCACCTCTGATTAAAGGATTCAAAGTAGCAAAATTATTATCAGGAGTATCGGTTACTTGATCACCACTACCATTTTTTGTGAAATCATTTCCATTACCTGAACTATCTGTTCCCAAACTTCCAGAGCTAGCAAACTTTAAAAAGAAACCATTGGTGCCATACGTGACGCTTGGTGTTGTTTTTGGTTTCCATTGACCGTTAGTATCAGTTTCACCAAAGTCCGATGCTTGATAAGCAGTGCCATCGGTAAAATTATAATGAGCCAAAGTAAACTCACTATATCTAACAACATCATTGTATCTACCTATGTGATGTGCGTTGGTGCTATTTACCCATGTACTTTCATTTTGAGGGAAATCACCATAGTCTTGATTAAATGTAACTTGCTCACCGTTAACATATAATTTTACTCTGTTGGACGCACTTGCTTGAGTCGTATCGACAGCAAGAACTATGTGATACCAAGCAGACACATCTCTAAAAACCATGTCGGTTACGTAACCATAGTCCGTGCCACTGTCGGCATGATATATATAAAACTTATCGTTTGTTCTCCATCCAATAGAATACCATTGACTTGCGTTTAAAAAAACATCCATGAGAGTAGTCGTATAGGCTAGTGTATGTCTTTTTACCCAACAAGATATTGTGTAAGTTCTTCTGTCTCCTTGACTACTTGGTGTTCTTGATAAATACGTATCAGCCATTAACTAAACCTCATCCCTTCTGTTATACCAACATCAATAGTGATTGAAAAGGCACGATCAGAAGTTTGTGACTCTTGATCCGTTGCTCTGATTGTAAAATTATAGGTCGTTGCTGCAATAATAGAACTGCTTTCGGTGCCTGCAATATAAACGGTATTTTGTGTGCTTCCTAAACTCAGTCCTGTCGGTAGGGTGCCTGACTGCACACTAAAATCAACAGCCGAATCAGAGCTTGCTGTAATGGCTACGTTGACTGCATCTCCTTTTTCAAAAGTACCTAAGGTGCCTGCCGCTGTTGAGAATACAGGAGCCGTAGAAACTTGTAAGTCAGCGTTGGTGGAACGAGTCGCTAAACCTGAATCGTTTTCAATACGAATATAATAATCACCGGCGGTAGTAATATTCGTGCTAGCAGTAACATTGGAAGAACTATTTAAAGTAATGGTATTAGGTTTAAGAATAGCACCTGTTGTATTCACAAATTCAAAAACTGTTGTGGCTGTAAATCCTGTTCCTAAGATTGTTACGTCTGTTGTTGTGGAAGGTTCAATGGCGGTTGGTGAAATAGAAGTGTAAGTTGGTGATTGACCAAGAAGTGTAACATTACCTGATAGACGAGCATCGGCTAACGTTCCTGAACTGATGTTGTCAGCATTGAGTCCTGTTAATCCGTTTCCGTCTAACGTACCTGTTACATTAACAGTGCTCCCTGCGTTTCCTAATTGAAGGGTACTGGAACTTTGAGGTAATATTGTATCGACTTCAATTTGTGACATTAAATAACGACTAATGTACCTGTGACGGTAACATTTCCTGTAACTGACACAGGACCTGCTAAAACAGCCGAAGCAATAGTTTGGTCTTCTGTAATAATAGTATCATGTGTATTAATAAAAGTGGTTGCATCCATTCCTGCGGAAGGAGTTTTACTGGCGGGTAAAGTACAAATAACTGTTTTTTCACCTGCTGCGAAATCTACTTTATTGTCAGCGTTTGATGATGAGATAACCGTGTCTCGTGATAAGGTATCGGGAGTAGCATCGGTAATTGTACCATAGCCCACTTCCCACTGATCATCGAGAAAAATAGAATAATAAGTTTGATTAGTATCTCCAACTCCAGCAACAAAAGTTTCAAATCCTTCAACTGCACCATCTAAATCAAAAGTGCCTGTTCCTGTGGTTGTACTAGTTTCTTTTACACGATCATTTAAAATAAAAGCCATTAAGCGACCTCTCTGTCATCTACGTCTGTCCATACATTTGTAGCAGAATCATCGACTTCTGTCCACGCATTAGTGTTGCTGTCATCGACAGGGGTCCAAGCGTTCGTGACTCCCGGGACCACAGGCGACCATGCAATAACACCTACGCCTGTTTGAGCAACTGATAATTCAATACCTGTTGGAATTACAATTGCTGAACCAGTAGCTACAACGCTTCCTTGAGCTGTGCTTAAAGCTTCGCCTGTAACATCGACATCTGCTCCTGCTTGAACTTCTACAGAACCTTGAATGATGGTTAACGGAATACCTGTTAAAGTAACGAAAGCCGAACCAGTGACAGTTTCATCACCAATCGCAGGTGTGAGTTCTTCGCCTGTAACATCAACCTGAGCCCCCGCTGATACAACAACGCTTCCTTGAGTAGAAGATAAAGCTTCGCCTGTAACAGGTACATTAGCATTTGCTATTACATTTTCGTCTCCAATAGATAATGTTAAATCTTGACCAGTAAGTTCGACAACTGCAGAACCTGTAACAACAGATTCACCGATTGAAGTTTCAATTAAAGCTTCTGCTCCAACGACAATGGTTGTTTGACCACCAGCAGAAATTGAATAGGGACCAATTGCAAAGGACATGCTTTCACCAGTCGGGAAAGCAGTGATGTCAGGTAAGAAGACAGTAACATCTCCTTGAGTAGAAGAAACAGCTTCACCAGTTGGGAAGACGGTAGCTCCTGTTGCTGTTGCAACAGAGCCTTGAGCACTAGATAAGATTTGTCCAGTAACAGTAACATTAGCATCCCCACTTATGGTTGCGTTACCAATTACTGAGTTAAGAGCTTGACCTGTTAGAGAAACAGTAGCATTTCCTACAACTGTGGTTGTACCAAAAGCTGTAGATAATGCTTGTCCAGAAACAAGAACGATAGCATTCTTACTTCCTTGAGCACTAAACGAATCTTCAGCAAAGGTTGTAGTTCCAAAAAACATAGTTGTATCTTAGCCCAACTACAACAAAAGCTAAATACTTATATTAAGATATTCTTAATATAGCGTTAGATGCGTCTGCTGTTGGGAACTGAATTGTAAACGTGCCTGATGTTGAAGTCTTCACTGCACCAAAATCTAAAACCATTACCGCTGCATTTGTATTAGTAGTAGCAGAAGTATTAGAATTATAGATCACGGCAGCTTGTGCTGAAATTGTAGCACTGGTGAAACTTAAATCAGCAAAGTCAATAAATGCTGTTGCACCTGACCCCGAAGCACCTTGATTTGTTAATGCACCACCGCCCGCAGAATAAGAACCTGATGCACTTACTTCATTAGAAGTTGTGTATGCAGTGGTTGTATTACTGAGAGTTGCAGATGCGTCATACAAAGCAAGCTTAAATGCGTCTCCACCAGAGGATCTAAAATCATGCTCGCCTTCCAATAGTTCAACTTTAAAACTATCGCAGACTGCTTGTGTAATTGCCATCTTTATTTACCTCCGGGATCTACTGATCTAAGAGGAATACGGAGGACCCCATCTGCGTATTCATCTCTGCGTTTTCTGCCCATTTGAGTTTGTGCTAAATTTTGCACTGCCTGAGCATACTTTTGTTCGTATAATTGCACATATGGAGGATTTTTCAAGTAGGAAAAAGCTTCTGCTGTTGTGCCATAAATTAAAACTTCGGGTGCGTTGGTAGACAACCAAGTAGTTGTGTTAGAACTAGATAAATGATCAGGTGTTTTGTTATACCATAATTCAATCTCATAAGCTAAATCGGGTGTAGGAGCGAATATCATCGTATTCTGATCCCAGTTTGCATAATATTTTGGCTTTCCTGTGTCGGAACGATCCACATTATACTCATCAATAAAGGTAGTATCCCTTTGTTCTAGCCATGTTCGATCCCCCGTAATTTGATCTTTTATCTGAACTCCTCGCTCAAATGCAAAATCATCAGGCATCGTGATAAAAGGACTACCAATGGTGAAACTAGAAAACTGAAACTTTCGAAAAGCATCGAGGTCAAGTTCTCTTTGAATTTTGTTTTCTACATTTACAATAAATACATCAATAATAGAATCTGATAATACTTCAGACCCTACTTCTGTGTAGTTTCTTACATTTGTTAATAGTTCAGAATAATTCATGAGATCACCACTGTTACTGTGCCTGCTGCTACAGACATTTTTGTATCTTTATTTTTAGTCAATGGTTGCATTCCTGTCGATAAAAAAGTGTTGATGCTTGTGCCGTCTGTTGGTGGGTACACTGTTGTATCGGCAACCTGACCTTTAGCCATTTGTAAAGCTTCACGGTCTGTTGATTGTTTTTTTGTTTGAATTAATTGTGGATGCTTGGGCTCGAATTCTGAAACATGGACAATGGAACCGTTCCATTCTTTCACCATTTCTTTATAGGGGAAAGCTGCTCCCGAGCGATCGGATATTCTTTGTGAATATTTACCTGTTGCGTATTTTGCCATTATGAACCTACAAAGTAATTTTGAGGTGTAAGGAATACACTATCTCTACCACCGTCAGTATCTGCGGCTCTTTTCCAAACATCTTCGTATTCAAATTTTAAATCTGCCATACGTTCAGGAGCTTTTTTCATTGCAATGTAATATGCAAGTCCTGCTACTAAACAAGGATAAAATCTAAAAGGTAAATCGGTCGTGTTTGTGTATGCTCCCGCATCTTGTATTCTAGTTAAGGCGTTGTAAACAATCGTATATGATTGATCCGCCGCCGGATAAAAGTACATGACTGGATTAATCTGACCGTCGAAAAAGAACTGAGTTGGTCTTCCTGTTGTTGATTTAACGGGAGTATTTAAGTATTCAGCTCTACTGATTTTATCCACGGTGTAATCAGTGGTTCCATCTCGAACAATAACATCCAAAACATCAACGATATCAGAAGCAAAATCAGCAGTGTTACTTTGATCATTTGTGGATATTGTGGCCGTTCTTTGTTTAATCGTCCAAACATTAATCCCACGGTTTGCCCATTCAGCAAACATGATATTAAGAACGCGTCTAGCAGAGTGTATGTCATATCCAGTACGAGTCTGAAGACCACATCTCTCATATGCTTCTTCTATAGCATCATCAATACTTAGATTAAAATCAGTTGTTCCCGAAGTTGCCATTATTTTTTCATTTTCTTAACAGAACCACCATACATGTAACCCTTGACCATTCCGCCCTTCATCATTTTAACGGGAGATTTGCCACCTGTTTTCATGTAGGTTTTTTTCTTACAATTTGCTGCCATCATAGACTCCTTTGTGCTTAAGGCACAATGTATCAAAACCTTCTAGAAAATTCTACTTTGTTTTTCTCTTTTTTGGTTTCTTTTTTCTTATCTTTTTAGAGGGTGGGTTGGCTATTTGCTTAGCCATTTGAGATCTACTAATTGTCATTTTTAGGCATATTTTCTTTTAGCCATGAAATATCTGTTTTTATAGCGGCCAAATCTTCCTTTATGCTTAATAACATTTCAGGAATGCCCATGGTATCTGCTTCTAGGCGAGTTACTCTGTTTTCTAAATTAGTCCACGCAATCACAACAATGGCAAATAAAATGATCCATCTAGTAGCTAGATTTCCCCAGTCTTTTATTTTATCTATCATTGTTTAGCGCTCATTCCGTTTAAAGGATTGTTTAATGCTTTATTTATACTTAAGTTTAATTCATTTTCAATGATTTTTAATTCATCAAATATCTCTCGCGTATCTTCTTTTTGTCTGTCTTCGATGTCATTTACTATTTCTGTAATGTGTCTGATATCATTATTCATGGACCTCAGATCAGTCTTCATGTCATTCTTTAAATCTTTTGCAACATCCGCCACTAGAGTAATTTCATCAAGAATAGAGTCTATTTCTGTTTTCAAAACCGCTATTTGTTCGTCGTAAGATGATAGATCAGGTGCTGTATATTCTTCTATTTTAGCTTTCATATCTAAATAGTCATCGTAGAACTTGTAACCAGTCCAACCACCGCCGATAATTGCACCTATTAAGGATAAGATAATGAAGAATTTACCCCCACTGAACTTCATCCCCTGATACTCAATACTGGGCATTGATCATCTCCTGAATAGTATTTTCCTGCGCCATATCAAACAACATACCATATTGATCTTCAATTGTAACAGATAAATAGTCATTAATATCTGTATCAACGATTGTTGATTGTGTATCAAAAAAGGTTTTGGTATCTCCTAGTATCTGCATGACGATTAGGGTTTTGGTCTGAGCAGTATCGTCATATCTTTCTTTATCATCGATTTCTTTTACAATTTTTGTAGCTGCTTTTTCTTTTGCTGTGGGTTCTTCTTTTGTTTCTTCTTTTACCTCTTCTACAGGAGATTCTTCATCAACTGCTTCTACGACTATTTCTTCAACAGGCTCCTCAACAATCTCTATTTCAGCTTTTATTTCTTCTTCCATAGATTTCATTTCTGGCTCCATGTCTTCTATTTTCACATCTATTTCCACTTCGACAGTTTCATAAGTAATCTCTTCTTTTGATGGCTCGATAGGAATAAACTCTACTTTTCCCGCATCATCAATTTTAATATCATTGTATTCAATGATTTCTTCTATCAAATCTATTTGAGTAGGATCTGTTAGATTTAGGTAAA